GACTGAAGTCAAGCGTGCGCGGCTCGCCGAGACGCTGGGCCGGATGCACCGCGCCACGGGCGGTGCTGCCGAAGAGATGTATTCGGGCCGTTCTAACAGCGGTTCGCACAAGCGCAGCGGCGGCAAGGACAAGACGAACATCAACATCGTCATTGCCACTGGTCCGCGTCCCGGCCAGCCCGAGGCTCCGGTGATGCCACCTTCCGGTGGCCCCGGTGGCGTGCCGCCCATGGGTCCGCCTCCGGGCGCAGCGATGGCCAGCCCTCCGCCAGTTGGTGCTCCGGCTCCGATGGGTCCACCTCCGGGTGGCCCGCTGCCCATGCCGCGCAAGACCGGTGGCCGCGCCTACAAGTCCTACAAGGACATGGACGCGGGTGCAGAAAGCGGCCTTGGCAGGCTGGAGAAGACAGAGATTGCCAAGCGCAACAAGTAGCACTATATAGGGCGGGTCGGTTGATCCGCCCTTATCACATCGAGATGAAATGTGCTGACCTACAATGGACAGTTTGAGCAGGAACTCATGAAGCTGGTCAATCAGGAGATTGACAACCGGCTCAACGATCTCGCCAACGTCGTCGCCATAACCGACCACGCCACCTATTCCCACCGAGCCGGCATCATCCAAGGGCTGCGCATGGTCGCGGACCTGTGCGAAGAGGCTGGCACTGTCTTGTCTGAACGCTAACCGGAGATTACCGAATGCCCGCTATGACGATGAGCCACGACACCGATCCGAAGCAGGAAATTCTTGCCGCCATCGGCAGCCTTGACGGCTTTGAGACGTTTCACAATGATCTGATCGTCGCAGTGTATCTGCGCCCCGAAAAGACGGCGAGCGGCATCTATCTGCCGGAAAGCCACCGAGACGAGGACAAATATCAGGGCAAAGTTGGCCTCGTGGTCAAGATGGGGCCGGAAGCGTTCAACGACCCCAGCGGCGCTTGGTTCCAAGGAATTTCGGTGCAGGAAGGCGATTGGGTCTATTTCCGCCCCTCGGACGGCTTCGCGATGACGGTCAACAAGGTGCTTTGCCGCTCGCTCAAGGACACCAACATCCGGGGCAAGGTGCCGCACCCCGATTTCGTGTGGTGATTTACCCCGCGAATCGCGTGAATCCTGAAATTGGAGGATAAAATGACCGACGGAACTGACGAAAACATTGAACTTGAACTGCTGCCGGACGACACGAAGCCGGAAGACGATCTGGTCGTTGAAAAAACGACCGAGGAGCCTGTCCAGAAGGCCGAAAAGCCCGCAGAGCCGACCCCCGAAGCACCGCTTAGCGCTGACGACGGCATTCTGAAGCTCAAGGAGCAGCTTGAGAACGAGCGCAACGCCCGTGCAGAGTCCGACCGTCGCGCCAACGAGGCCGCGCAGCGGGCGCATCAGGCCCAGACCGAGGCGCAGGACAGCAATCTACACCTCGTCATCAACGCGATCTCCACCGTGCAGCAGAGCAACGAGATTCTGAAGGCAAATCTCAGCGCGGCATACGCTGCGCAGGACTTCGACACGGTTGCGTCGATCCAGATGGAACTCTCCACCAATGCCGCCAAGCTGATGCAGCTTGAACAGGGCAAGCAGGCGCTGGAATCGGCTCCGAAGCAGCAGCAGGCTCCGCAGCCTTACGTTAACGATCCGGTTGAGGCGCTGGCCTCGCAGCTTTCCCCGCGCTCCGCAGACTGGGTGCGCCGCCATCCCGAGTATGCGCGCGATCCGCGCATGACGCAGAAGATGCTCGCGGCGCACAACCTCGTCACAGCAGACGGCGTGCAGCCCGACACTGACGACTATTTCAGCGCTATCGAGACGACGCTCCGCATCAAGCCGGCGGAAGAAGCCCCCGCGCCAGTCTCCGCCGCGTCCGAGGCCGTGTCGCGCCGCAGCGCGCCGCCAGCGGCCCCCGTGTCACGCTCAACCAGCGGGACGGGCACCAGCACGAACACCAATCGCGTGACGCTCACCGCTGCTGAGCGCGAGATGGCCGAGATGATGGGCCAGACCTACGAGGAATACGGACGTAACAAACTCGCGCTTCAGCGCGAAGGCAAGCTGCACTGATAGGAGCGCATGACCATGAACGATCCCACCCCCGCCCGCCAGCGCCGCACGCTGAGCCTCAACCCCGCCGACGACGGCAACGATCTGGTCGGCAAGCCCGAAGCGGAATCAACCCGCGAAGCCATGCGGCCCCCGATGCGCGAGGAAGACCCACGCGCCCGCGCTGCTCGCCGTGCCGCTGAACTGCGCGACCACCTCGGCGACAACGAGGAAGGCGCAGACGAGTTCTACATCAACCCCGACGACGTGCCGCCGGGCTGGTCCTACGAATGGAAGCGCGAACTGCTGCTTGGCGCCGAAGACCCGGCCTATCAGGTGTCGCTTGCCCGTGCTGGCTGGGAGCCGGTGCCAACCTCGCGGCACCCGTCTTACATGCCGGAAAGCGGCCACCACCCGGTAATCCGCCGCAAGGGCATGATCCTGATGGAACGGCCCAAGGAAATCAGCGACGAGGCGCGCGAACGTGAGGTTCGCAAGGCTCGGTTGCAGGTTCGCGCCAAGGAAGAGCAGCTTAACTCTGCGCCGCAGGGCCAGTTCGAGCGGTCCAACAAGGACCAGTCGCTTGTCAAGGTCAAGCGCACCTATGAAGCCATTCCGGTGCCTGACGCCTAACCAACTTCGCCCACCGAAGAACGACTCACGGGGCGGCCTGAACAGCCGCCCTATTTTTTGTGTTGACATTCCGACACGTTCCGAGGCATTTTAGCAACATTGCTTCCCCCGGCGTGGAAGCCAACGCATATTTCCAAGCTCTGAATCGCCCCGGTGCGCGATGATGGCTTTCCCAAAAGGAGACCCGTCATGGCGAATACCTCCGCGCCTTTCGGATTCAGCCAGTATTCTGGCACCGGCTCTGCCCCGACGTATGAGCAGAACGTAGGCTTCGCGCAGTACAACGCTGGCGCCATGTACTACGGCGATCCCGTTTTCCAGAACGCTGACGGCTCGGTCTACGCGACCACGCCCGGCACCGGCGTCCTTGCCGGCGTCTTCGTCGGCTGCAAGTATCTCTCGGTCGCGATGAAGCGCACCGTGTGGTCGAACTCGTGGGGCGGCTCCGACGTCGCTTCCGGCAACACCGTTGAGGTCTACCTCATCAACGACCCGAACGCGAAGTTCATCGCGCAGGTCGGCGGATCGACCAGCACCGGCCTCGCCGCTACCGACATCGGCGCGAACGTCCAGTTCGCCTACGGCACTCCGAGCACTGCCACCGGCATCTCTGGCGCCTACATCGACATCAGCGTCACCCCGGCTTCGACCGCGACGCTGCCGTTCAAGGTCGTGAGCCTTGTCACCAACCCTCCGGGCGCGAATGGAACCGCTGCTGGCGCATACAACCTTGCGGTTGTCGCGTTCAACAACGTGTCCACCAAGACGCTCACTGGCGTCGCGTAAGGAGTGAACGACCATGGCTGTTAATCTTTCAGCAATCCGTGATCTCCTGCTGCCGGGCCTGCGTGGCATCACCGGCAAGTACGAGATGATCCCGTCGCAGTACGACAAGATTTTCACGAAGTACAACTCCAAGATGGCCCTCGAACGTACCGCTGAAATGCGGTATCTCGGGTACGCCCAGTTGAAGACCGAAGGCGGCCAGACCTCTTTCGACAACAACGCTGGCGAACGGTTCATCTACAACCAAGAGCACAGCGAAATCGCCCTCGGCTACGCCATCACGCGCAAGGCCATTGACGACAACCTGTACAAGACCCAGTTCGCTCCGTCGAACCTCGGCCTGATGGAATCGTTCCTTCAGACCAAGGAAATCTACGGTGCCAACGTCCTGAACACCGCCACCACCTACAATTCCGCCATCGGCGGCGACGGTGTGGCCCTGTGCTCGACCGCCCACCCGATTGACGGCCAGACGGTCGGCAACCGCCCCACCACCGACGTGGACCTCAACGAATCGACCCTGCTCAACGGCATGATCTCGATCCGCACGAACTTCCGCGATCAGGCAGGTCTGAAGATTTTCGCCCGTGGGCGGAAGCTCATCGTGCCGCCGCAGCTT